GACGTGATCGCGCAGCGCGAGCGCCTGGTGGCCGCCTGCGAGAAGCCCGGCGACGGCAAGCTGATCCACCCGACGCTGGGCGAGCTCACCGTGTCGCTGATGGACTTCAGCGTCAACGAGTACCGGGAGAAGGGCAGGGCGTTCGAACTGCACTTCGTCTTCGTCGAAGCCGGCAAGCGCCTGTTCCCGAGCGACGAGGTGAACCAGACGCAGGCGATCGGCGATGCGGCCGATGCGACCTCGGCGGCCGCCACGAGCACCTGGACCGACGCGATCAACCAGCTGATCACCCAGCGCACGATCCCGCACGTCACCGGCTCGGTGTCCGATTGGGTTTCGGCGGCGATCACCGCGGGCCAGAGCGCGACGAACCTGCAGCACCTCACCGCGGCCCTGTCGGGCAACTTCGGCCGCATGCTGGGCCTGTCGTCAGGCGCGCAGCAGGTCTTCAGCACGGTCGGCAACCTGATCGCGGCCGGCGCCTCGGCTCGCGCCTCGATCGCGCTCGCGGCCTCCACGCTCAACACCGCGGCCAAGCAGGTGAGCAGCAGCAGCCTCGCGTCGTTCGCGAGCGACGCGCAGGCGCTATCTGACGCGGTGCGCACGGCCGCGCCCACGCCTGCCGACGCGCTGCGCGGCATGCTGAGCATGTCGACGGTGCAGGGCAAGACGACGGGCTCCGAGCAGCTGACGGGCGACCTGTTCCGCCGCATCGCGGTGGCCGGCGCAGCCAAGGCCTCGGCGGACTACCAGCCGTCGAGCAGCGACGAGGCGCAGCAGGTGCGCAGTCAGGTCACCGCGGCCATCGATGCCGAGATCGACGTGGCCGGCAACCAGGGAGACGACGACGTTTACACCGCGCTGCGGGCCATGCGCGCGCAGGTGGTCAAGGACATGAACGCGAAGGGCGCGGCGCTGCCGGGCCTGATCACCGTCACGACGAACCAGCCGCTGCCGGCCCTGGTGCTGGCGCAGCGCCTGTATCGCGACTACACGCGGGCCGATGAGCTGGTGAAGGTCGCGAACCCGCGGCACCCGGCCTTCATGCCGCTCAGCTTCAAGGCGCTGGCGCAATGACCGATCAGATTCAGCGCGTCGAGATCACCGGCAAGCGGATCGACGACACCGTCAAGCTGGTGATCAACAGCAAAGCGTGGGCCGGCTGGACCGACGTGCGCGTCACGCGCGGGTTGGAGCGCATGCCGAGCGACTTCGAGCTGCATGTCACCGAGCTGTCTCCGGCGGACGGGCAGAGGCTGATCATCAATGCCGGCGACGCCTGCGAGGTGCGCATCGGCAGCGACACGGTGATCACGGGCTACGTCGATCGCGTGGCGCCCTCGATCACCGCGCACCAGCACACGGTGACCATCGCCGGCCGAGGCAAGTGCGCCGACCTGGTCGACTGCAGCGCCGAGGCACCGTCTGGGCAGTTCAAGAACAGCACGATCCTGGAGATCGCGCAGACGCTGTGCAAGCCCTACGGCATCCAGGCCTTCGCCAGCGGAGACCCTGGCAAGCACCTGCCACAGTTCAACATCGACCTCACCGAGTCGGCATGGAGCGTCATCGAGCGTATGGCGCGCTTCCTGCGCCTCGTGGCCTACGAACGCACCGACGGCAACCTGCAACTGGATCAGGTGTTGAGTAGCAGCTTCCCCACCTGCGCCTCGGGCTTCAAGGAAGGTGTGAACGTGGAGCAGGCCGCCGCCCTGTTCGCGAATGACCAGCGATACAGCGAGTACCAGGTCGTGCGCACGGGCATCGAGATCCTGCGCGATGCGGGGAACTACCAGAACCCGATCACGACTGTGCAAGACGGAGGCGTGAATCGCCACCGGCGCCACGTTGTAGTCGCGGAGACATCAGGCCCGGGCATCGACGACCAGACTGGCCAAGCACGCGCGGAGTGGGATGCGGCACGACGCATAGGCCGGTCTGCAATGCTGCGCCTGACCACCGACTCCTGGCGCGCAGCAGACGGGGCCTTGTATCAGCCTGGGCAGATGGCACGCTTCCAACTGCCTTCGCTTTACCTCGCCGACGTGCAATGGGCTGTGAGCGAGGTGACCTATCGCGCGGGCGCGGACGGCACGCATTGCGACATCACCGCGATGCCGCTGGTGGCGTTCCTCCAGCAGCCGACGCTGCAACCATTCAACAACCTGCCGCGCGACTACTACTCGATTCCTCTGACGGGGCTTCTATGAGCGAAGGCGTGCATCGCATTTGGGAGCGGCTGCTGCACCTCGTGGGCCTATCCAGGGTGACCCTTGTGGACGACAGCGGGCCCGTGCAGCAGATGCAGGTGCAGTTCCGCCGAGAAGAGGTGCGCGACAACGTGCCGCGCCTGACCGAATACGGCTTCCAGTCGAACCCGCCCGCCGGCTGCGATGCGGTGGTGCTGCACCTGGGCGGCGACCGCTCCAGCGGCATCGTGATTGCCACGGGCAGCCAGCAGTACCGTCTGACCGGCCTGGCCTCGGGCGAGGTCGCGATCAGCGACAACCGGGGCCAGAAGGTCTACCTCACGCAGGCGGGCATCGTCGTCGAAGGCGGCGGCCTGCCGATGACCTTCAGGAATGCGCCGAGCGCCTTGTTCGACATCCCTTCGGTGCGCTTCACCGGCAACGTGCAGATCGACGGCACCGAGCACGTGGACGGCACGATCACCAGCGACATCAGCGTCACGGCGCTCCAGGTCTTCGATCAGAACGGCGCCAAGAGCATGGCCGGCATGCGCGCGGCCTACAACGAGCACCACCACGGCGCCAGCGTCTCGACCGACACACCGATGTAAGCCATGCCCTTTTCCCGCCCAACCCTCGATGACCTGCGCACCCAGGTGCTCCAGGACATCGCCTCGCAGCTCCCGGGCACCGACCCGATCCTGCGCTACTCGAACCTCAACATCATGGGGCGGGTGCAGGCCGGCCTCGCGCAGGAGCATTACGGCTACCTGGACTGGATCTCGCAGCAGGCCGTGCCGTTCACCTGCACCGACGAGTTTCTGGAGGGCTGGGCGGCGCTGAAGGGCGTCTACCGGCTGCCGGCCACGGTGGCCACGGGTGCCGTCACCTTCACCGGCACGAACGGCAGCGTGATCCCGAGCGGCACGCCGCTGAAGCGCTCGGACGGCATGGCCTTCGTCACCACGGCCGACGCCACGATCGCCTCGGGCAGCGCGGTCGCGCCGGCCGAAGCCGTGGCCGACCCGGCCGGGCAGGTGGGCGCGAACGGGAACACCGACGTGGGCGTGCAGATGTCGCTGTCGTCGGCGATCTCCGGCGTGAACGGCACCGGCTCCGTCTCCACGGCATTCACCGGCGGCGCCGACATCGAGAGCGACGACAGCCTGCGTGCGCGCATGCTGCAGGCCTACCAGAACCCGCCGCACGGCGGCTCGGCCAGCGACTACGTCACCTGGGCGCTGCAGGTGCCAGGCGTCACGCGCGTGTGGGTGGTGCCCAACGGCTACGGCCCGGGCAGCGTGGTGATCTACCCCATGTTCGACGTGTCCGAGGCGGCGCACGGCGGCTTTCCGCAGGGCACCGACGGCGTGGCGACGCTGGAGCCTCGCTCCACCGCGGCCACGGGCGATCAGCTCGCGGTGGCGAACCACCTCTTCACGCTGCAGCCGGTCACCGCGCTGGTCTACGTCGTGTCACCGAGCGCGCAGGTGGTCAACTTCACGATCAGCGGCATCCCGGGCGCGAGCAGCACCACGAAGGCGGCCATCGCCGCGGCGATCACGCAGGTGTTCCAGGAGCAGAGCGTGATCAGCGCCACCGGATCGCTGGTGGACATCAGCGCGATCGAGGCGGCCATCTTCGCGGTGCCCAACACCGACGGCTTCGTCATCACTGCGCCGGCGGGCAACATCGTGCTGAGCGTGGGCCAAATGCCGGTGCTGGGCACCGTCAGCTACATCTGAGATGACGGCCCCCTCGTTCACCGGCGCGGACTACACGGCCACGCTGCAGGCACTGCTGCCGCGCGGCAAGGTCTGGCCGCGCGACCCGACCGCGACCCTCACCAAGGTGGCGGCCGCGCTGGCGCAGGTCTATGCGCGCAACAACACCCGCGCGAACCAGTTGCTCACCGAGGCCTTCCCGGCCACCACGGGCGAGCTGCTGGACGAGTGGGAAGAAACGCTCGGGCTGCCGGGCTGGTACGGCTCGCAGGCCTCGACCACGCTGGCGCGCCAGCAGCGCATCGTTGCCGCGCTCACCGACAGCGGCGGCCAGTCGGCGCAGTTCTTCATCTCGCTGCTGGCCACGCTCGGCTGGACCGCCACGATCAACGTGTTCACGGCCTACAACGTGAACTGCGCCGTCACCGTGCCGATCGCGAGCGATGACTGGTGCTTCGCCTGGGAGGTGGTGACGCCCGGGCCGCGCAACTACTCGCTCGAAGCCGTCGTGCAGCGCTTCGCGCCTGCGCACACGGTTCCTTTCTTCACCTACACCTGAGCAATCCCTCATGAAGAACGCATGGTTGTCCGGGGCGTCCGCAACGCCTCCGGCCCGGCCGGGCTCGCCCTCGATCGGCTACCCCACCGGGGGCAATGTGTCGACCGGCACGCCGCCGACGAACCCGGGCCCGTACTGGTTCCACATGATCATGACGGAGCTGCTGGCCATCATCACGGCGGCCGGCATCACGCCCGACGACGCGAACCTGGCGCAGCTGAAGGCGGCGCTCGACGTGCTCTACGCGCCGCACGGCTCCGGCGTCACGTCGGCATTCGGCCGCACCGGCGCCGTGACGGCGCAGAGCGGCGACTACAGCGTGGGGCAGATCACCGGGGCGGTGGCGCTGTCCGACTTCACCGGCGTGCACCAGTCGCTGGCGCTGCCAGGCCGCCAGGATTTGCCCGGCGGCTTCTTCATGCAGTGGACGATCGCCACGATCGACGGCCCGGGAAGCACCTCCGTGACCTGGCCCGAAGCGTTCCCGAACGCTTGCCTCGGCGTGCTGCCAGCCGCCAACGGCTCGTTCGCGCCCTCCACGTCGCCAACCGCAACGAGCCACACCACTACCGGATGCGTGCTCGACTGCGCGTCAAGTTCCGATACCCCGACTTGCTTCGTTTTCGCGATCGGACACTGACCATGCAACTGTTTTTTTCGCCAAGCACTGGCGGCTTCTACAGCGATGCGCGGTTCGGCGCGCGCACGATGCTCGTGCCGGACCTCCATTGGGTGCACGACGAAGCCAAGCCCGAGGAAGAGGCGCCGCTCGTCGAGGTGCCCAACCCGGCCTGCAAGCTGCCGGCGGACGCCGTGCCCATTACCGCCGAGCTGCACGCCGCGCTGATGCAGGCCCAGGCCGCGGGCAAGGTGATCGCCGCGGGCCCGGACGGCCAGCCGCAGGCGATCGACAAGCCGGCGCCGACCGGCGACGAGCTCAAGCGGGTCGCGACTCGCATGGTGCAGGCGCACCTCGACGCGCAGGCCCGCGCGATGGGCTATGACGACATCGCCACCGCGATCACCTACGCCGACGAGCCGGCGGTGCCGCAATACCAGGCCGAGGGCCAGGCGCTGCGCGCGTGGCGCTCGAAGTGCTGGGCGGCCTGCTTCGCCGCCCTTCCCACGGCCAAGACCACCGCCGACGTGATCGCGGCGCTGCCTGCCTACGCCTGATCATGGCCGGCGACATCGATACCCGCTGGTACAGCACCCGCGGCGACTGGACCGTTGCCGGGCCCGATCTGGCCAGCGGGAACGACATCGTCACCGCGGTGCTGATCAGCCTGTTCACCGATGCAGAGGCGCACCCTGACGACGTGATCCCGGA